GGCCCCCTCTTTCGAGGGGGAACGGCCTATAATCCCGGCCTGCCATCGTTTGGTGTGTTAACCGTACACCAACGTTGCTGTCCTCTGGTATGGTTCCATTTCCATCGGATCAAAATGGACGAATCCTGAAGGCTGCTGTCTATGTTGATCGCTTTACTACTAACTGGTAACAGTCCGGGGGCCCTGCGAGGGCCCTTAGAACACGTTAAAAGCTAGTGAGTGTGGACACAACGGAAGCACATCGTGCTAAGTCCGTCAAGGTCCAGCCTCTTGTATCGCGTGCTAGTTGGTGATTCTAGGAATAGAAAAGTCATCTCGCACAACGTGCAAAACTAAATTCACAACCTAGCCGGGACAAGGAAGACCCGGTCTTCGTTCTCAACGTGGGTAAGATAGCAGCCCTTTGAGGAGTCATTGGAGGAGTCGTTCTATACCGATCTAACGATCAGTACAGAGTGACGCAAACCATGGCTACCCTTCTCGAGGGTATTCACGGCCTGGCCACCCTACTCGATCAAATGAATAGGGAAAGGCAGGTAGCGAGTCCAATAAAACAGTAAAATTAAATTTTAACATGCTTTATCTTTCTCGTTCCTTTTCATCATCTTTTGTCCTTCGACAGGATAAATTCCTCATCGGTGGTACCGAGATGACGCGGGAGCAAATCTTAGCGATTCGCCCGGCACTGCGTGCCGTCGCGCACTGGCTAGTTTTAGTTGACTGGGATCTCTGGGAGTCACGGCAATTTGTTGTCGTGGATCCTTTTGCTCCAATCAGTCTTCTATACCTAAACCAGGCAGACTACCTATCACTAGGTAGAACCTGCGTTTCTAACGATATGCACCTGATGGTTATCGCCACTCCTTCCTCGCAACGTCCTCAAACTGTCGGAAGTAAAACCGATGTTATCGGTTCTACTACTTCTTCTCAAAATTCCCCCCTTCCGGTGGGATTTGAGTCGAAGTGGTCAAAGTTGAGTAAAGTAAGTTGGAAAACTTTTCTAGACTTTCGAGCGAAAGTCCGGTCAAGCGTTCCTACTGTTACTGGATCAACTATGGTCTCCGAGACAGCCGATTCAGTTGTCCGGACTGTGTTCTTGTGGGGGCGTGAGCTCCTACACTACACAGAAGTGAAGAATTCGGGAGGTTTCCACGAATTGCTTACCCCTGTGGCTCGACAACTCCAAGTCCTCATTAAGCATAATGGGCAGATGGGCGCTATAAAGCATCTAAAAGTTGCTTTATTCGTCCTCTACTCATTTATGTCAGGAAACCCTATCAAAAGTAGCGTTCCCTTAGGGTGGGGTATTCGACTAACGCGCGGTCTTCCCTCGTACTGGCCGAGAGCGTTGAGAGATATGGTTCGGAGTAACAATCTCCCCGTGATACGGGTTATTGCCTCCTTACTAAACCTATACCGAGCTATGGATGCGAAGCATCCGGAGCTTAGTGTAGGATCAATCATCGCACCTCATCCAATACTTGATGAAAACCAAACGTTTATCGAGTACCAGAAATTTTGTTCGGAGATTTTCCCCAAACTAATTTCTTCTCATTTCTTGGGTGGCAAGCTGCCGCCGTTTGAGTATGAGAGTGCCCTAGGGTTACTGGTCAGATCGGCTGGTGCCAATTTATCAGGTCCCTCCACTGCTAGTGCTCTGTTAGATGCACATGCATGGAAGGATTCACCCCGGAACTATGTTCTGGAGTGGTTCCGACTTCACAAGGATCACCTTATGGCCCAAATTCTAGAAGCGATATCTATCGAGAATTTCTCGGTGGATTCAATTCTTGAAGATGGGGCAGGACTGTCAACCGACTGTCCGGCGTCTGGAGGCCTCACGGCCAACGGACTATTAATGGCAATGCGAGTGACGAAGGCCACTGGTTTATTGGGACGGCCGATCCTGTCCAGGCTACATGCGATAGATGAACCTGCTGGAAAGGTCCGAGTCGTGGCGATCTGCGATTATTGGACCCAAGCTGCTCTCAAACCTGTGCACGAGCATCTCTTCACCTTACTCAAAGGGATTGCGTCTAATGACGCTACCTTCGATCAGGATGGAGTTGTTCAAGCATATTTCCAACGTGGACTTCGTCCGCATTGGTCTTTCGATTTGAAAACAGCAACAGATTCAATCCCACTAAGACTTTATAAAGAGGTCTTAGTTCCTTTTCTTTCGTCGAAAGATGAGGATCCTAGCGTCGCTAAGGAGAGAGTGGACCTGTGGGCCTCAATTCTCACAGACCGTGACTTTTACCTTCCAGTTAAGAAGGGCGACGTAACACCAAAGGCGGTTCGGTATGGGACCGGACAACCGATGGGTGCTCTGTCTTCTTGGGCGTCGATGGCCTTGGTACACCATAGCCTAGTGCAGTTTGCTCATTACAAAGCAACACAGCAAGAGGAGTGGTTCAAGGATTACCTAATCTTAGGAGATGATGTCGACATTGCCACTTCATCCGCCGTAGCTACGGCGTATAAAGAGGTGTGTGCCGATTTCTCTATTACCATCGGTCTTGCAAAATCATTGCAGTCTGAAAAGAACTGCTTTGAGTTCGCTAACCGACGGTACATCCCAGAGGGAGATATCTCACCGTTGTCGTTTCGTGAAGAGCTAGCATGCTCAACATGGACGCAGCGTTTAGAATTTTCCAAAAGGATACTCCGACGGATTGGGAAACCATTGACAGAGGTCTCTGCCTTACTTCGTAGGGCAGTCACTTCAGCACAGTGGACAGTCCTCACTCCGGAGATGTCTGGGCGCCGACCTTCGTCGATTCTCAGACTAGTACGTTATTGTCTGCTAAATCCTCTTCAGTCAAAGACTGATAGGGAGGATCTTAGCATATCTTCCGTTCTCGACTGGTTGACAAATGTCTTACCAGAAGAGGATATTGCGATAATACGCAATATCAAGGTTGATAACGTGCTAGCCCGGAATCTGAGCCGACGCTTGGTAGAACATCTTCGCGAGAAGATTTTCGAAGAGTTCCAGCGCAGGTTTGGAGGGGAAGCTTTGTTCCATTGGTGCCATCTCGAAGAGCCAACCACTGACGCTGTCAGTAAGTTGGATTTCTGCCGAGAGAGCCCCCTTGGGCAAAACGCCTCTTTAGCAAACTTGATTTCCGGCCGGATCGGCCAGTTACCAAGAGTGCCTGCCTGCGCCGATTCAACCATACAAAAGGGCTTGGCCATTATCGACGAGCAAATCTTGCTCCACCGAGATCATGACCTTGTCCTATCGTACTGCCCTCCCCTTAGTCCTGTGTTCTGGCAATATTTTAGATTATGTGTCTTCGACACGAATCGTGGAATAATGTCCAGAGCATTCAGACTTTGGGATAGAGCAGACGATATGGTTAAACGCCTCCCGCCATTGTCCTCACGGATGTACGAGAGAGATTTCATTGCAGGACCAGACCTGAGAGTTCCGCTCGGCGAGTGGATACAACTCTGGGTCGAAGTCCTGTCACTACCAAAAGTAGTGCCTATGGACCTTTCCAAATCTGTTAATTACAACCTAGACTATAATAGTTATAGGAAGTATTTTGACAGTAAGGTTGGGGCCACGGGGGCGAAACCTCTTCCGGATCCGGAGACCATCTTTGGTCCCTTACTGGAGCTCGCGAGCGTAGCCGCAGAGTTCGCAGGGGTTCGAATTCCTAATCTCCCATTCTTCGGCGACGCCAAGAGGGGGAAACGGTGGGTTCGTGCCCTTTCACGGTCATTGTCTACCTTTAGACAATGGAAAAAGAATACGGAGAGTATTGACCTCGCCTGGCAGCTTGCCGAGCGACTTCAATGCAAACCACGTTCTGGATCCAGAGTCCTTTGGGAGCCAATTCACCATGAATTGGGAACCTCAGTGGTTCTGAGGGTGGAAGGTGGTCCTCTTCTAATTCTTGAGAAAGAACTGGGAGGGGAGCCCTTTCACTGACCCAAAAGTTAGTAGCTTAACTACTCGTCTAGCCGGGACCGAACGTTATCGGAGGCCCGTAACCAGGGAGTTGTTGTAC